AAATATAGCGAGAGCTTATGTTAGAGCTTTAGGTGGTTTCGCTGCTACCAATAGTGGTGTAAACGCTCAGTCTCACATGTGGTATGGTGATGGCGCACTTTCTTTTGATGGTGTTAAATTATTCGTTGCAAATGGTCTTAATGATAACACTGCAATGGCTGCTCAGAAATCTAACTTATTCTTTGGGACTGGTTTACTTTCTGACATGAACGAAGTGAAATTGATAGACATGGCTGACATCGACGGATCACAAAATGTAAGAGTCGTGATGAGATACACCGCTGGTGTACAGTACGGAATTGGTTCTGACATTGTTCTTTATCACGTTTAAGAAATAAAAAAATAACAAGGGGGCTGTAATGCTCCCTTAATTTAAAATTAATAACAAATGGCTTGCGATTTAACACAAGGACGTAAATTACCATGTAAAGACGTAATCGGTGGCATAGTTAGAGCTTGGTTTGTTGACTTTGGAGACTTAGGAACTGTAACCAAAACTGACGATGAAATCACTGATTTATCTGGAACATTTACTTGCTTTCAATACGATTTAAAAGGTACTAACAGTTTAGAAACTGCTATTACATCTTCAAGAGAAAACGGAACAACCTTTTTCGAAGAAACATTGACTTTAACACTACCTAAATTATCTAAAGAAGATAATAAGGAACTTAAGCTAATGGCTTACGGAAGACCTCACATTGCTGTAGAGGACAGAAACGGAAACTTTTTACTATGCGGTTTAGAACACGGAATGGATGTTACAGGCGGTAGTATAGCTACGGGAACTGCTTTTGGTGACCTTTCAGGTTATTCATTAACTCTTACTGGACAGGAATTAGAACCAGCTAACTTTATTAGTGGTGGAACTTCTGCTGATCCTTTTGCTGGAATGAGTTCTGCAACTGTGACTGTAACTGTTGGGACAAATAGTTAAAAAAAGACGCGATTAATATAATTGTGTGATTCATAATATATAGTTTGATTGGAGGGGAGGAAGTGATTAGCCTCCCCTTTTTTTATTTAAAAATATGCAAATATTAACTACAAGTGGCACACGAATTATTAACTTTATACCAAGAGAAACAATAACTGGTACTAAAACTTATAAATTAGTGATAAAGTCAGAGGCTCAAAATAAAGTTATATTAACAGACGATGCAGCAACATTTTCTGAAATGGATTACTATTACCAATATTCAACTACTCAAGCATTAGTTGAAAATAATTACTATACTATTACAATCACCAATACAACAGACAACGCAATAATTTTTAAAGACAAGATGTATTGTTCGGATCAAACACTTTCAGACTATGAAATTTCAAACGGTGTTTATATAGAACAAAGCACAGGAGACAATCAATTTGTACATTATGGATAACTTACACTTAATACAACTTAATCAATACGAACGACCTACTATTACAGAAGAACGTAATAGAAACTACGTCTCAATAGGAGATAACAACGACTATTATCAATGTTTGATTGATGCTTACATGGATAGCACTACAAACAATGCGGTAATTAACGGAATAGTCAACCAGATATATGGCAAAGGATTAGATGCTACTGATTCAGCTGAAAAGCCTGACCAGTATGCTCAAATGATGAGTTTAGTTAAACCTCACGATTTAAGAAATGTTTGTCAAGATCTTAAGTTATTAGGAGAAGCTGCTTTTCAAATTACTTATAATGGCAATAAAATATCAGCAATAACACATTTTCCAAGAGAAACGCTTAGAGCTGAAAAGATGAATGACAAAGGCGAAATAAAAAATTATTTTTATTCTGCTGATTGGTCTAAGGTTCAAAGAAATACTAAACTAAAAAAGTTTCCTGTTTTTGGTAGTGGTGGACAAAATGAAATTTATATTATTAAAAGATATGTCACAGGTTTCTATTACTACGCTCCAGCGGACTGGAATGCCTCTTATGCGCAACTTGAAAAGGAGATTGCAAGCTATTTAATAAATGATGCTATGTGTTCTTTTTCAGGCACAAAAATTATAAATTTTTCGAATGGTATTCCTGATAGGGAAAAACAATTAGCTATCAAAAATGACATAATGTCAAAGCTAACTGGTAGCTATGGTGAAAAAGTAATTGTAGCATTCAACAATAATGCAGAAAGTAAAACGACTATCGATGACGTAAGTTTGACAGATGCTCCAGCACACTACTCTTATTTAAGTGAAGAGTGTTCAAGAAAGATTATGTTAACTCATAGAGTTACTTCACCATTGCTTTTAGGTTTATCTTCTGCTAATGGTTTCTCAAGTAATGCTGACGAAATAGAAAACGCATCAAGGCTTTTTAACAACGTGGTAATACAACCATATCAAAACCTTTTGATTGATTGCTTAGACACAATATTAGCTGTTAATGATATTAGTTTAAACCTTTACTTTAAAACTATTGAACCACTTGAGTTTATGGATTTAGAGAACGTTGAAGGCGAAGATGCTATTGAAGAACAAACTGGAATTAAAGAAGATGAAAACACCGCAGAACTCGAAATGATGGCTTCTAAGAGCTTTTCTTCGCAAGAAGATAAAGAACTACTACAAGAAGCTTTAAACGAGCTTAACGGTGAATTAATGGACTCAGAGCAGTTTGAAATAGTTGATATTAGAGATGTAGACGAAGAAAATGAAAGCGTTGAAGATTGGGCAACTGATATGATTCAACTTAGTGATACTATAAAAAGTAAAGAAGATGGTTTTTCTGTTTTAGATAAATCTTTTTATAAAGTAAGATACAAGTATCAAGTAGGATCAAGAAAAGGTTACAAGACGAGCGGAAAGGGTAAAAATAAAAAAGCTAATAAGTCCAGAGATTTTTGTATTGAAATGATGAACAGAAGCAAGGCTGGTGTAGTTTACAGATTAGAAGATATTGATAAAGCGAGTAGGACAATGAGTTTTGCAGCTGCTAAGTTACCAAGACACAATTTACAGAACTACGATTTGTTTAAATTCAAAGGCGGTGTTTATTGCCGACATAAATGGCAACAAGTATTGTATAAAGTGAAAAACTTAGATGACAAAGGGAGCGAAGATTTAGAAGATTATAAGAAAACTAAATCAATCCCTAAAAGTTACGAACCAACTCCAAGAGGCGCACAACAAGCTAAAAAAGCTCCTGTTAATATGCCTAATAATGGACATCACCCAAATTATAAGAAATGAGTAAAGCACTATTTGTAACAAGACACGATATTTCAGTATTTACTGCTGCTAATGGTTCGATTGATAATGACAAACTGTTGCCATTTATAAACCAAGCGCAGGATATACATATACAGAATTATCTTGGTACTGATTTGTATAATAAAATACAAGCAGAGATTGTTGCTGGTACATTAGCTGACCCTTATTTAGCTTTATTAAATGACTATATAAAAGATATGTTGCTACATTGGTCAATGGTAGAATACTTACCTTATGCTGGTGTTAATATTGCTAATGGTGGTATATATACTAAGAATCCTGAAAACAGTACAGCACTAACAAAAGAACACGTAGACTACTTAATACAAAAGTCAGAAAGTACAGCACAATTTTATACAAGAAGATTTATTGATTATATGCAAAGTGGAGTAGCACCTTCTAACTTTCCAGAATATTACAGTAATACACAAGCGGATATGTATCCAGATGACGTTGCAGAAAATCAAACTTGGGTACTTTAAAATAAAAAAACTATGAGTGACACTTGGGGTAAAGGTTCGGTAAATAATAACATAGGTTGGGGACAAGCTGCTGGTAGTGCAACTAATGACTGGGGTAAATCTCAGAAGGAAAGTTGGGCTGGTCAAACAGATATTGTTGGCATAACTTCTGTTTCCATTACTTATTCATCAAGCGCATTTTGTTCTGATGCAAATGACCCTACACCAACCATAAGTAACAACGCTGGTGCTGGAACTTTTAGTTCTACTGCTGGTTTAGTTTTTATTAGTACAACTACAGGTGAAGTTGACATTTCTGGTTCAACTGCTGGTAGTTATATAATTACTTATACAGATACTGATGCTGCTACTGCAACTTTTGATTTATCTATTAATACAATACCTACTGTAACAGTAAGTGCTTCTGCTGGTACTATTTGTGATGGTGAAAGCACAATATTAACTGCAAGTGGTGCTAATTCTTATACTTGGAGTAATGGCGGAACAGGATCGAGCATAACAGTTTCACCAAGCACAACAACTATATTTACTGCAACTGGAACAGATTCAAATAGTTGTACAAGCTCAGGCGGAACAACAATTACAGTTAATGCTCAAGATAGTGCTGCTTTTAGTTATGCTGCAAGTGCTTTCTGCGCTAATGGTACAGACCCAAGTCCAACAATAACAGGTACTGCTGGTGGTGCTTTTACTTCTACTGCTGGAATAACTTTAAATAGTTCTAATGGTGAAATAGATTTGGATGCTTCTACAGTTGGCACTTATTCAATTACTTATACGACTACAGGAGTTTGTCCAGATAACCAAAGTACAAACATTACAATTAACGCTGCTGACAATGCTGCTTTTGCTTATTCTGCGAGTAGTTACGAACCAACAGATTCAGACCCAACGCCAACAATAACAGGTTTAACAGGTGGAACGTTTAGCGGAACTACTGGTTTAGTAATTAATTCAACTACTGGTGAAATTGATTTGAGTGCTTCTACTGTTGCGAGTCACACTATTACTTATGATACTACTTCAAGCGGTTCAAGTGTTTGCCCAAATACATCTACACAAACTGTAGATATTGCTTTAGCTGGTATTGCTAATAATTACAGTATGAGCTTTGATGGTTCAGATGATTATATAGATGTAGGTGATAATAATAGTTTAAATCCGACATCACAATTAACATTATCTGTTTGGGTTAAAAAAATTGGAAGTGGCACTGGTTCTACTCCTGCTGTTTACTCAAGTAGTAAAAGTTCATCAAATAATGGCGGTTTTTTAATTACTCTTCATCCTACAAGTTCAAGATTTCAATTTTATGTAGACACAACAGGTTCAGGCGGTTGGGTTTCCATACAAAACAATGTTGGTATAGTTACAAACCAATGGTATCATATAGTGTCTACTTGGGATGGTAGCAACATTAAAATGTATGTTGATGGAGTTTTACAAACAAATACAGCAAGTGTTTCACAAATAGTTTATTCTATAGATATAAGTGCAACAATAGGTAAATATGCTACAAGTTATTTCAATGGCTCTATTGACGAGGTAGCAGTATGGAACACAGCTCTAACATCTACACAAGTATCGGAGATATACAACGCAACAGGAACTAATTTAACTAAAGACTTAACCACAGTATCAGGTTCAAACCTAATATACTGGAATAGAATGGGAGATTAATTATGAGTACACAGTTTACAAATAGACAATGGCGATTGCCTAACAATGAGAATAAAGACAAGCAAAGTAACTATTCTATGGACAAATTTGACCAAAATGATTATATATCAACGCCATTAACTATAGATGAATTTAGTTCAGCTACTATGTCAATATGGTTTAAAACTTCTACTTCGCAAAATAATAGATATTTTTTGTCTTTTCCTGAAGCGTCTGGCGCAAATGGTTTTGATTTACTCTTTGTAACATCTGGCATAAGGTCTTATTTGGATGTTCGAAGCACTCTTACTTCAACATTTACTTATAATGATGGAAATTGGCATCACGTAATTGTTAGCTATAGTGGCACTATCCATAAAATGTATATTGATGGTGTTTTAACAGCTTCTAATACTGCAAGTGGAACTATAAAAAACGCTGAAGGAAATTTATATATTGGAGCTTTAAGCTCTCTATATCCTACATATAGAGTTTATCAAACGAAATTAGACCAAGTGGTTGTTTTTAATTATGCCCTTTCTGATGGTGGTGTTTCAGTAGGTCAAACTGCTACTGGTCAAATAGCTACATTGTATGGTGGTGGTTCTGCTATAGGAAACCCAATGTCGCTAAGTCCAGCTCCTGTTGCTTACTACCCTTTAGGTGATCAAGATGCGTTTAACGGAGCAGATTATTTGACACCCAACGCTTCTCTGAAGGACTTTGTTTTTGATTTTAGTTTAGTAAATAACAAT